CCCCGGCACCCCCACCCCCGGGGGGCGGCTGCTGCGGGAGCACCCTCTCCACAAAAATACATGGTGAAAAATGAAAACTAAGGCGCAACCGCAGCGGGGCTACGAGATCAGCTGGCGCGACATTGGCGACTTGCTCCCGTATGCACGCAACAGCCGCACGCACAGTGATGCACAGGTAGCCCAGATAGCGGCGAGCATACGTGAGTTTGGGTGGACCAACCCGATCCTTGTGGACGCGGACGGCACGATCATCGCTGGCCATGGGCGCGTCATGGCGGCGCGGAAGCTGGGGGAGAAGCGGGTTCCAGTGATCACGCTGGGACATCTGACGGACGCGCAAAAAAGGGCTTACGTCATTGCGGACAACCAGCTGGCGCTGAACGCTGGCTGGGATGCGGATATGCTGAAGGTGGAAATTGCGGAATTAGCTGACGCTGAGTTCGACCTCAGTCTTCTGGGCTTCGATGACAAGATGCTGGCTTCGCTGACTGCGGACGAGACGGAGGGGCTTACTGATCCTGATGAAGCTCCTGAAGCCCCGGCGACGGCTGCAACGGTTTTAGGGGACGTTTGGCTGCTAGGGAAACACCGGCTTCTATGCGGCGATAGCACAGCGCAAACAGATATTGATAAATTGATGAATGGCGCAACACCGGATTGCATACACACAGACCCCCCGTATGGTATGCGCGCCGTTAGCAAGTCATCAGTCTTAAAAAAGAACTATAAGATCGACATACTTGGCGATGACTCCCCAGATGTTGCGAAAGATGCGTTTCGTTTGATTTATGGAATGTGGCCTAATGCAAAACATATATGGTGGGGCGCAAACTATTATTGTTCTGTCCTTCCAGACAGTGAGTGCTGGCTTGTCTGGGACAAGGACAACGGCCAATCGGATCAAACTGATTGCGAGTTAGCGTGGGCTAACTTTAGAAGCGTTGTTCGTCAGTTCACGATGGCGTCTGAAAAGAAAAACAGGACTCATCCCACACAGAAACCAGTTGCGTTGATGGGATGGATTCTGAAAAGGTTTAAGTTCTCAGCCGCCAATATAGCTGACTTTTTTGGAGGCTCTGGGTCAACTCTTATTGCTGCCGAGATGCACGGAGCAAATGCATATCTGATGGAGTTTGACCCGCGCTATTGCGACGTGATCGTCAAACGCTGGCAAGACTTCACCGGCCAGCAGGCGGTCCTTGAAGGCGACGGTCGCACGTTTGCGGAGGTGTCTGGTGAGCGGCTGGTATAAGTATGTTATACACAGCATGGTTGGCGCGTATGAAGCTGCTGGCTGGATCACGGTTTCTGATCTCGACAGGCCGCATGGCGAGTATGCTGTCCTGATGCAGTGGACCGGAGAAGGCGATCCTGTGATGCCGGGGAAGAAGGTTCCGCATGACGCAAAATAATGACGCGCAGGCTTATGTTGATTTCATCCGTGCTTATAAGGATGACCCTGTTGCGTTTGTGCGTAAGGTGCTGAAGGCGGAACCGCTCCCGTGGCAACAAGATTTCCTGCGCGCCATTGCACGTGGGGAGCGGCGGATCAGTGTTCGAGCGGGCCACGGTGTCGGAAAGTCGACAGGGTGTGCATGGGCATTGATCTGGCATTCGCTGACCCGTTTTCCGCAGAAAGGGGTGGTCACGGCTCCCACCGCCGCCCAGTTGTTTGACGCCTTGTTTGCTGAGTTGAAGGCGTGGATCAACAAGCTGCCTCCTGTCCTGCGCGACAGTATTGAGGTGTTCTCCGATAAGATCGTGCTGCGTGGCGCACCTGAAAGCAGCTTTATCTCAGCGCGTACTAGCTCCGCTGATCGACCTGAAGCCTTGGCCGGCGTTCACTCGGAGCATGTGCTGCTGGTGGTGGACGAGGCGTCCGCTGTACCGGAGGCGGTGTTCGAGGCGGCGGCAGGTTCTATGTCAGGCCACTCGGCAACCACGATCCTGATCTCCAACCCGACACGCAACAGCGGATTATTCTATAAAACGCATCACCAGCTGGCGTCCGATTGGCACAGGATGCACGTTTCCTGTTTGGACAATCCGCTGGTCGCCAAGGACTTCGTGAACCAAATTTCCGCCACCTATGGCGAGGGCAGCAACGCCTACCGCATCCGTGTTCTTGGCGAGTTTGCCTTGACGGATGACGACACCTTGATCGGTGCGGAACTGGTGGACTCGGCCATTGATCGCGATGTTACGGTGACGGAAACAGAACCGATGATCTACGGCCTCGACGTTGCCCGGTTTGGCACCGACCGGACGGCCTTGTGCAAGCGGCGCGGCAACTTGGTCGTGGAGATCAAGTCTTGGGGCGGCCTCGATCTGATGCAGACGGTCGGCATGGTCGTCAATGAGGCGAAGTTGGACCGGCCAGCAGAGATATGCGTGGACACCATTGGCCTTGGGTCTGGTGTGGCTGATCGACTGCGCGAGCAGGGGTTCAACGTAAAGGACGTGAACGTGTCCGAGAGTTCGGCCATGAACCCCAATGCAAACAAATTGCGTGACGAACTATGGATGTCTGCGAAGGACTGGTTGTCCACGCGGTCTGTGAAACTGCCGAAAGACGACATGCTTCGCATGGAGTTGGTGGCACCGCGTTACACGTTTACGAGTTCTGGCAAACTTGTAGTAGAGTCTAAAGACAGCATGAGAAAACGAGGGCAGCGTTCGCCTGACTTAGCGGATGCGTTCTGCCTGACGTTTGCGGGTAATGCTGCGATGGTTGGAGGCAGAGCGTCGGCATGGGTGCCGGGCAAGCCTTTGCGGCGGGGTATTAGGGGCATTGTCTGATGGCAAAAACACCTGCATGGCAGCGCGCAGAAGGCAAAAATCCAAAAGGCGGACTGAACGCCAAGGGCCGCGCGTCTGCGAAGGCTGAAGGGATGAACTTGAAGCCTCCTGTGAAGTCGGGCGATAATCCTCGGAGAGCAAGTTTTCTTGCTCGCATGGGCAACATGCCGGGGCCTGAGCGCGATGAAAAAGGACGGCCAACACGTCTATTACTATCGTTGCAAGCGTGGGGTGCGAGTTCTAAAGCGGATGCGAAGGCCAAGGCCAAAGCTATCTCCGCGCGAAATAAGGGAAAGGGCAGCAAGTGAAGAAGCCCGTCTGGAAAACGAAAGACCCGACCAAGGGTGACAAGAAGCTGACGCCGAAGCAGAAGGCGTCCGCAAAGGCGATGGCGAAGGCTGCCGGTCGTCCTTATCCTAATTTAGTCGACAACATGCGCGCAGGGCGCAAGAAGAAGTAGGAGTGAAGCATGGCTAGTTTTCTTGCGAATGGCCGCGTTTGGGGTGATGCGGAAGCTATCACGCCTTCGGCGACTGCCAGCAACGCATATTCCGCCATTTATGTTGGCGGCGCTGGCAATGTCACTGTTGTGACTGAGGCTGGCACGACCGTCACGTTCACGGCTCCGCCTGTTGGCACGATCATCCCGATCCGCACGCAGAAGGTGCTGGCGACGACCACCGCCACTCTGCTCGTCGGCTTCAAGTGAGGACTGGTCATGGATGAAGAAATGATGATGGAAGGCGACAAGGGCGGCGATGCTTGCCCAGCTGCCACTGGCGACCTCACGTTGAACCTGAAGAACAGAGGCAAGGCCATCGACAAGGCTGACTATGGCCCGATGGACCCGAACCTGCCGAACCGTGACTACTGGCAGCGCATGGCGAACCGTTGGGACGAGACGCCTGAGAACGCCAAGAAGATGCGTTGCGGTAACTGCGCTGCGTTCAACCAGACCGCCAAGATGCTCAAGTGCATCGAGGATGGCCTGTCGCCTGATCGTATGCAGGACGCGATGGAAGTCGTAGACGCTGGCGACCTTGGCTTCTGTGAAATCTTCGACTTCAAGTGCGCCGCCAATCGCACTTGCGCCGCGTGGATCGTCGGTGGCCCCATCAAAGACGAAGGCGACGAGGGCGACATGGAGTCCGAGGACGACATGGGCGGCGAGATGGATGGTGAGTATGACGAAGGGGATTAACCTTTCGATCTGTGTACCAGCGCGCGAAACGGTCAACACGGGTTTCGCGTATGACTTGGCGCGTATGTCTGCGCGCTGGTACGCCAATGCACCTGAAGGATCGGCCTTCAATCTGCACTTCTTGCAGGGAACCTTGATCGCAGATCAGCGTTGCAAGCTGGTCGAGATGGCCCTGCGTGCCAATGCAGACTGGGTGCTGTTCCTCGACAGCGACATGCGGTTCCCGATTGACCTTGTTGACCGGCTTATGTCGCATGACAAGGACATCGTGGCCTGCAACTACGCCACCCGTCGGCTGCCGGTGAAGACGGTGGCCTTCAAGGACTGGGCTGCCTTGGAGCATGTGTATTCGCTCGGCAAGACCGGCTTGGAGCAAGTGGCTGCGGTTGGCATGGGAGCCATGCTGATCCGCGCCGACGTATTCAAGAAGCTCGGTTATCCGTGGTTCCAGATACATTATGTTCCGTCTGCGAAGATGTGGGCGGGGGAGGATATGTTCTTCTGCGAACTGGCTCGCAGGGCTGGTCTGGACATATGGATTGACCACGACGCATCGCAGAAGGTCGGCCATACGGGCTCGCTGGACTTCCACCATGAGCATACAGAAGACGAGATGATCGCGCAGAACGCGAAGCAGGAGGCGGCAGAATGAAAAAGGGCGGCGGTAAATCCAAGATTGCGAAGGTGATGGGCGAGTACAAGCGCGGCACGCTGAACGCTGGCGTAAACCCGAAGGGACCGGCGAAGGCTCCGAAGGTGAAAAGCCGCAAGCAGGCCATCGCCATCGCCTTGTCTGAGGCTGGTATGTCCAAGAAGAAGAAATGAACCACTTCTACGAGGAGATACAGGGCTGGTTTTGCTTTGAGGAACCGTATCGTCAGGCTGTTCGTGAGGCGTCTGACGGTGCTGTTTTCGTGGAACTAGGCTGCTGGAAGGGCAGGTCAGCCTGTTTTCTGGCTGTCGAGGTGCTGAACAGCGGCAAAATGATCGAAATGCACTTCATCGACCACTGGGGCGGGTCGAATGAGGACGCACATCGCCGTGATCCGCAGCTGAAAGACGTTTTTGAGGTCTTCAAGGCCAACATTGGCCGCGTTCCAGACGTGGATGTGACGATCCATCGGCTCGACAGCGCGGCTGCTGCTGACTTGTTTGACGATGGCAGCGTTGATTTCGTCTGGATCGACGCGGGGCATGAGTACGACGAGGTTCTGGCCGACATTGTCGCTTGGTGGCCGAAGGTGCGCCCCGGTGGAGTGATCGGCGGTGACGATTTACCCATGATTGGTGTAAAACAGGCAGTGGAAAGTTTTTTCCCGAGCCATGAAAGCGGCACGCATCGGGGCTGGCAGTGGTGGCGGGTAAGAAAAGGGGCAGGCAATGGCGACTAGTGGCATCACTCCCGGCAGATACAACCCTGACCTGATCCCTATCTCGGCTGACGGGGTGGCGAACAGCGCCTACAACTCCGAAACAGGCTATTTGACGCCTGACAATGAGCCGATGAGCGACGAGGAGTTCCGATATATCGTTTATCAGGCGATCGAGGACAGCCAGACGTACATCGACAGCTATATTGCGCCAGAGCGCGAGACAGCGATGTCGTATTACCTCGGCAACCTGTTTGGGAACGAGGAGGATGGCCGCTCTCAGGTCGTGATGACTGAGGTGCGTGACACCGTTCTGGCGATGCTGCCGTCTCTGCTGCGTATTTTCACGGGCGGCGACAAGATTTTGGAGTTTGTCCCGAAGAACGCTGAAGATGTGGCGGCTGCCGAGCAAGCAACCGACCTCATCAACTATATCTTCATGCAGGAAAATTCTGGTTTCCGCATCCTTCACGACGCCATGAAGGACGCGTTGATCCTGAAAACCGGCATCCTGAACTGGTATAAGCTCGATGACGAGAGCGTCCAGTATTTCAACTACACCGGCCTCTCTGTCGCTGAAGCAAACATGATTTCTCAGGACAAAGACGTCGAAGTTGACATGTACACTGAGGAAACAGACCTGCTGACTGGTGAACAGGTCGTCTCGATGTCCATTCGACGCATCAAGCGCACGCCGCGCTACATTGTCGAGTGCGTCCCGCCTGAACAGTTCCTCATCGACAACGAAGCAATGAGTATCGAGGACGCAATTTATGTCGGACGCCGCCGTCTGATGACCATTTCAGATCTTGTTGCGATGGGGTACGACCGCGACGTGATCGAGATGAACGCTGGCACTGGCGGGTTCGAGATGAACCAAGAGGTCATCGTTCGCAACCCGGCAGACCAGTCATTCTTTGGTGTTACGCAAACGGCTGACGAAACAACTGATAAGGTGTTCTACGTCGAGAGCTATATTCGCGTAGATAAGGATGGCGACGGCATCGCTGAACTGCATCGTGTTTGCACGATTGGCAACGGCTCCTACATTCTGCATGACGAGGTGGTGCAGACTGCTCCGTTTTCCATTCTGTCGCCTGATCCGACGCCTCATACGATCTTCGGCCAGTCTATCGCCGATCAGACGATGGACATTCAGCTGATTAAGTCGTCCATCATGCGTAATACGCTGGACAGCCTTGCCCAGTCGATCCATCCGCGCACGCTGGTGGTTGAGGGGCAGGTCAACATTGACGACGTGCTGAACAACGAAACCGGAGCCATCATCCGCGCTCGCAACCCGGGTTCAGTGGTCCCATTCTCCACGCCTTTCGTCGGCCAGCAGGCTCTTGGCGTCATGGCGTATCTGGACGAGGTGAAAACGCAGCGCACGGGCATCAGCCGCACGTCGCAGGGTCTGGATGCTGACGTGTTGCAGTCCACAACCCGGGCAGCGGTGCAGGCGCAGTTGAGCGCGTCTCAGGATCGGATTGAGATGATCGCCCGCCTGTTCGCTGACGGTCTGAAGACCTGCTTCCAAGGTCTTCTGCAACTGGTCGTTCAGCATCAGGACAAGGCGAAGATCATCCGTCTGCGTAATAAGTTTGTCCCGGTTGATCCTCGCGGCTGGGACAGCACGATGGACATGGTCGTCAATATTGCGCTCGGTCGCGGGTCTGACGAAATGCGCCTGATGGGCCTTGGGCAGATCGCCCAGATGCAGCAGCAGGCCATCGAGAAGTATGGTCCGAATAATCCTCTGGTTGATCTGGCGCAGTTCCGAAACACACTCGCTCAGATGACGACGTTGCAAGGGTTCCAAGACCCGTCTGCCTTCTGGAAGGAAACCAATCCGCAGGAAGTGCAGGCGTTCATGCAGCAGATGGCGGCAGGGGCGAACAAGCCCGACCCGGCGCAACTTCTGGCGCAGGTGGAAGCTGAGAAAATCAAGGCTGACATTGTCATCAGCGCCGCCAAGCAGGAACTGGAACGTCAGAAGGCGGCTGCGGATGCCGACCTCCAGCGCGACAAGCTGGTGGCCGACAGTCTGCTCAAGGCTGCCGAGATACAGGCGAAGTACGGGGCGCAGGTAGACATCGCCGCCATCCGTGGCGAGATCGACAAGCAGCGGACAGAGATACAGGAGATGTTCAAGATGGCGCAGGCATACGCCCCGCCGCCTGAACCCCCGCCGTCTCCTGCTGCACCGGCTCCCATGATGCCGATGCCCCCCATGCCTCCGGGGATGCAGTAAATGTCCACTTTTGAGCAGGAAGAACTGTGGCGCGAGGCCAAAGCGTTTGCTGGCAGCGCGTCGTTCCGCGAGGTCATGCGGATCATGGAGGAAAGATACACAGTTGACTGGAAGCTGTCGGAACCCGGCGACAGTCAGAAACGAGATGACGCGTATCACATGGTGCGCGCCATAACTGCACTTAGGGACGAATTGACGGCCATCGCCGCCACGCCTGATGTCGTGCAGTTCAACCGCCGCTTGAAGCGGAATTAAAATGAGGTAGATTATGTCTGAAGCCGAGCAGTCGCAGTCCAGCGAAATCGGCCTTGCGGATGCTGCACGTAGGATCACAGCACTCTCGGAAGGCTCCAACGCCCAAGCCGAACCTGTGAAGCCCGATGTAGCAGATGCCGAAGTCGATGAGACAGAGGCGGCGGCATACGATGCCGACGAGACGCCACGATCCGAGGGCAGGACACCGGATGACGGTTCCGACGATGGTGGTGAGGCAGACGATGTCGCGGACGACGAAGGTGGCAAAGAGAAGCCGCTCGACCTGAACACGCTAGTAACCGTCAAGATTGACGGCAAGACGATGCAGGTTCCGTTGCGAGAGGCTGTCGAAGGCTACCAGAGGCAGTCCGATTATTCGCGTAACATTGTAGCCATCAAAGAGGAGAAGCAGCGGCTCGATTTGGAACGGGCTCAGATGAAGCAGGCTCTCGATATGGCGATCCCACTCCTGCAATCGCAGGTTGAGGTTGAGCCAGATTGGGCGGCAATTCATCGAGACGATCCGATCAATTATCCGATCTTGCGTGACCAATGGAGAGATCGCCAAGAGAAGCTCAATGCCATGAGGTATGAGCAGGCGCGTCTCCAGCAGGCCCAGCAAGAACAGGAAATGGCCGCGAGACAGAAGCTGGTTGAAGAAGGGGGCAAGTATCTTGCTCAGACCTTCAAAGAGTGGGCAGAGCCGGAGAAACGTCAGGCTGCCACGAGGGAGCTTCGTTCATATGGCGTGAAGCAAGGCTTCACCGAAGAAGAACTCGGGCAGGTTTACGATCCTCGTTATGTCGTCATCCTTGAGAAAGCGAGACGATATGATGCCTTGCAAAGCAACCGTCCCAAGCCTGTGAAACAGGAAGGACCGAAGCCGATGCGAGGGGGCGCAAACACCAGCACTCCTATGCGGGGCAACGATATGCAGCGAGTACAACAGCGTCTCAAAGCAACCGGCCACGTCAACGACGCGGCTGCTTACTTCAGTCTTCTAGACTCTCGGAGAAAGTAAAATGGCGAGCGTTTCCAAAGTTACGACGTACGATGGCGTCAATTCCATCCGCGAAGACCTCTCGAATGTCATCTATGACATTTCGCCCACCGACACGCCGTTCATGTCGAACATCGGTCGTGACACCTGCGAAAACACCTATTTCGAGTGGCAGACGGACGTGCTGGCTTCGGCTGACACGACCAACGCTGTTATCGAAGGCGCTGACGCTGGCAACGCCGAGTTCACCGCGACTGTCCGTGTCGCCAACTACACGCAGATCAGCCGCAAGGTCATCAGCGTGTCGAACACCGACAACAAGGTGAACAACGCTGGCATGACCTCGCAGATGGCTTATCAGAAGGCCAAGGCTGCGAAGGAACTGAAGCGCGACATGGAAGCCATTCTCACCAGCAACCAAGCTGGCGTGGCGGGCAACAACTCCACGGCTCGCAAGACCGCTGGTCTCCCGACGTGGCTGATCACCAACTCGCAGGCGAACGGCGCGACCGTTTCCTCGATGTCTGGCGCTTCTGGCAACGGCTATCCCTCGACGGCGTGGACGGCTCTTTCGACCTCGACCGACGTGGCGCTGACCGAAACCATGCTCAAGACCGCCATCCAGCAGGTCTGGGAGCAGGGCGGCGACCCGAAGGTGTTCATGGTGAACGCCTACAACAAGACGGTGGCGTCTGGCTTTGCTGGCCTCGCCCAGCAGCGCATGAACTACACCTCCGCGCAGCCGATGAAGATCATTGCGACGGCGGATGTGTATCTCGGTGACTTTGGCGAGGTGTCCATCGTTCCGAACCGCTTCAGCCCGGGCAACTTCGCCTTCGTGCTGGACCCCGAGTATGCGTCTGTGTCTTACCTGCGTCCTTTCCAGACCTTCGACCTCGCCGTCACGGGCGACAGCACGAAGGCGGAAATGGTCGTGGAATACGGCCTCCGCATCAAGAGCGAAAAGGCTCACGCGGTTATCGCTAACCTCATCCCGTCGTGATGAAAAAGGGAGCCGGGGAAACCCGGCTCCTCCTTCTTAGGGGGAACCATGGCTGACTACGACATCAAGCAGAACTCGTCGGAAGTCATCTCGTATGACAGTCTGACTGGGACGCTGCAAAAGATGCACCTGACGACCGACAACAAGCTGGTGCTTGAAACCAGCTATGAGATCGACCCGATTGCCGAGGCTGCGAAGGAAGAACGCAATTCCATCAGCAGAACTGAAAAGGTTCCAGATGGCATGGTGAAGGTCGCGTCTTTGCCGATGATGGTCTATCTTGATCTGCGGAAAAAAGGTATTCTTGGCGACAAGACAGCACTCAGAAAATGGCTGGCTTCTGAGGAAGCCGCGCCGTTTCGGACGCATTGGATCAAGAGCTAATGGCGACCATCACTAGCTACTCGACGCTCAAGTCCGCCATCGCGGACTACTTGAACCGTGCTGATCTGACTTCTCAGATCGAGACGTTCATCCAGTTTGCAGAGGCTGATATGAACACCCGCCTGCGCTGCCGTGAGCAGATCGTGCGCGCCGAGGCGACATCTAGCGCCGAGTACGTCCAGCTGCCTGCCGACTGGCTGGAGGCCATCAACCTCCACATCGTCGGCGGTCAGCAGCCGCTGCGCTATATCACGCTGGACGAGGCCGATATCGTCAACAAAGAGCAACTTTATGTAGGCCCGCACTACTATTCGCTGATGAACGGTGCGATTGAGATCGTTCCAGAGCCTGCCGAGGACATCGACATCGAGATGATCTACTACGCCAAAATCCCGGCGTTGTCGGATCAGAACACGACGAACTGGTTGCTGACGAAAGCTCCCGACGTTTACCTCTACGGCGCTTTGACACATGCTGCACCGTTCCTGATGGACGACCAGCGCATCCCGGTCTTCGCCCAGATTTATCTGACGCGCACTCAGGCGCTGATAGATGAAAGCCAGAAATCACTGCACAGCGGCTCGCCGCTTATCGCTCGCACTCGGAGGGCTTACTAATGGCTGGTTTGACTAACTATGGCGAAAACCTTGTCCTGACGTGGACGTTTACGACTTCTTCCGCTACTCGTCCGACGTCTTGGTACGTTGCGCTTTATACCGTGGCTCCCGGTGAAGCTGGCGGCGGCACTGAGCTTTCTGGCAGCGGATATGTGCGTCAGTCGGCCACCTTCTCTGTCAGTGGCACTTCTCCTACCACGGCATCGAATACCGCTGCCGTTGAGTTTCCTGAAGCTACCGGCTCTTGGGGCACCATTGTCGCGGCAGGCATCTTCGACGCCTCTACCTCTGGCAACCTGATCGCTTTCGCCAACCTGACGACCAGCAAGACCATCGACACGGGCGACGTGTTGCGGTTCAACACTGGCGAAATTGACATCACACTCGACTGATGGCGCTAGGGCGCGCATATGGATCATATGACTATGGTGACGGGGCATACGGAACCTCCGTCACCATAGATGCTGCGTGCCTGATAGAGATTACATCTGACGCCACAGCGGCGGCAAAACGAATAAGAACAGCGCAAGTCACGATTGCGTCGTCGTCTGATATGACGGCAAAAGCAAATCAAAAGTTTGCGGCATCTGTCCTAATTCCTATTGCGTCTGATGCAACGGCAAATCCGACAAGAAAAACAAACGCATCTGAAACAATCAACATTGCGTCGAATATGTCCGCCGTGGCTCAAAAGCTCGTCGGCGTATCTGAAACCATTTCAATTACATCAAATGCAACGGCAGCGGCGCAAAGAACAAGAACAGCGGCTGTTCTGGTCCCACTACAGTCAAATGCTACGGCTTCCGCTGGGGCAATACGCCTCGCGTCTGAAACGATAGCCATATCATCAAACATGACGGCATCTCCCTATGTCGTCATCCTCGGAAACGTGACGATCCCATGCTCAAGCGGGACTTCTTTTACTGCCATGCGGAGGCGTTTAGCCTCTGTCACCATATCCGTCTCGTCTAACGCAACCGCTGCTGGAAATGCGACCTATTCTGCTGTAGAACTGATAACAGTTCAGAGCGATATGGTTGCAGTTGCGGTTCGCAGGTTCTCTGTTTCCACGACTATAGCCATAACCTCAAACATGACGGCCAATGGGCGATATTTGTGGGAGAAGGAAACTGTAGTGTCAGAAAGCTGGTCGAACCAGTCTTCATCTACTGCGACGTGGATACCTCAAACCACAGTGACAGAAATCTGGTCGAACCAGTCTTCATCCGCTGCGACGTGGATACCGCAAACCGTTCCATCCGAAACTTGGGTAGTTCAGTAGGAGGCTAACTTGGCCGACAGTTATACAACAAACCTCAACCTGACGAAGCCAGAGGTCGGCGCGTCCCGTGACACATGGGGCGGCAAGCTCAACACTGACCTCGACACGCTTGATGC